GTGGTGGTGAGCGTGGCTCGCGTGGCGCCCTTGAAGCGCATCGCCGCGTTCACCGCGCCGCGGGGGATCGATGACTGCCGGCTCAGAGTGCGGCGCATCTGCGTAAAGGATTTGCGGCCTTCCTTGTTCAGCGCCATCGAGAAGGCGCGCCGGGCCTCACCCTCGCCAAGACGATGGCAGGCGGCCTCGAAGCGGATGCGCACGTCGTCGGCGTCGAGAAGCACGACACGCATCTGCGAGCCTCCGAAACAGAAACGCCCGGAGAGGTAATCTCCGGGCGGAATTCCAAGCTTCCAATATCGGAACTTTTAGCCTTGTTGCGAGTGGGCGTCAAGCTTTTTTGCGAAATATATCAATATGATAAGTCCTTCGTGATTGCGCGAAACGCCGCGTGGCGCTGTCGTGTGGACAAGCCTCATCTGAGGCGGAACACACGCACCAGGGCGTTCAGCGCCACGCGCAGATTGCCGATGTCGTCGGCGTCCTTGTGATGCACATCCTCGTCGGCGCAGATGACGCGGTAGACCAGGAACGTGGGCCGACGTCCGGCTGACAGCCGATGTTCACGATCGCAGTCGTCGAGCGCTGCGGTGGCCTCGGCAAACCGTCGCTTCACCTTCTCGATCACATCGAGCACGGGCTCGCTCGGGCTTGCGCCGAAGATCCCCTCGTTGATGAGGAAGCCCGCGACGGAGCTGGGGCTCGGCATCGGCAGCCCTACGGTCAAGTTGTGCCGGAGGTAGAGGTCGGCGAAGGCGACGCCGGCCTGGTACTGCAGGTCGCTGATCAGCCCCGCGAAGGCGAGCCGTCCGAGTGAGGTGCCAAGCCGTTCGTCCCTGGCCCGCTTGGCCGACACGCCGTAATGGCGACGGCGGGCGTCGAGGGCGACTGACATCGCCTCGCGTTCGGTCTCGGCGCGTTCCAGCTTGCCGCAGGGATAACGCTTGCCGGCTTTGCGTTTGCGTCCACGTGCCATGGCTCAGAGCCCTCCCTGCTGGTGCTGATGGACGACCTCCTGGGGGACGGCGGCATAGCCGGCGACATCGAGGAACGAGTCCCGGTGCGTCGGATCGTGCGCCAGGCGGGCGAGCTTCAGGTCGATCAGGCAGAGCACGACCTGGTCGGCCGACACGGGCGTGCCGAGCGTCACCGACCAGCGCGCCGCGACGGACGCCATCGAGGTGGCCGGATCGCCATAGGTCCTGCGCCTCCCGGCGACGACCGACGCGGCATTGCGGAGCATCGTCTCCCCGTTCATCGCACACCTCCGTCGGTCTCGATGGCCCAGAGCAGGATCGCGATGGCGTCGGCCTCGTTGTCGTCGGCAGGCTGGAAGCCACGGGCCCGAACGGCTGCAATCACTGCCGCCTTGTCGGCGTTGCCCTTGCCGGCGACGAACCTTTTGATGGTGCCGACCGGCACGCCTTGATAGGGCACGCCGCGCAGTTCGGCCCATGACGACATCACGGCCAGCAGGCCGCCATAGACGTGGGCCGCGTCGGTGCCGACATGGCGACGGACTTCCTCGACGAAGATGGCGCCGATCGGGCCGGCGGCTTCCTCGGTTGCGGTCAGCCAGTTGGTCATGCGCAGGAAGCGCATGCCGCCGCCTTCGTAGCGACCGGACCGGAACGACACCCTGCCGCTGGTGATCAGGCCCGACGTGTTGCGGATGGCAAAGCCGGTGGTGGTTCCGAGATCGAGTGCGAGGGTTGCGGTCGTGAGGCGTGCCGAAGCCCTGGCCGAAGGCACGAGGGGTGGGATTGCATCGCAGCTTGCAATGCGCAGAGTCGCTATAGCCATGGTTGGCTCCTTCCCTGGAGGGTTGCTGTGGTGGAAGACGACGGCGGTCTGGTGCTTGGCGGTACGGGGCCGCCGTCGTCGGATCGTTCTCGACCCAAGACTTGGGTCGGAGAGGATTGCCCGGGGTAGGTGGAGACCTCCCGCGTTTAGCGGGGAGGTCACCTACCCCTTTAGGGGTACTTACTGCCAAATCTGAAATCTGGCAGAAGTTACTGAAATCATTGATGTAATCCAGATTTGTCTTCAGATTTGTCAGAGGGTCTTGCCAAATCTGGATTTTGACGATCAAGGCATTGAAATCACATCGAAATTTCCAGATTTCAGATTTGTCCAGGATTTCAGATTTGGCAAAATCTGGCCAGATTTGGCTCCCAACGGTCCAGATTTGGCTCATCATGATCGGGTGTCGGGTCATGGATTTTCGCCCTCCGCGTGGACCCAGACAGCCGGGTTTTCGACAGGCAGGACGGCACCCGTGTGCGGGCACTTGTAGTGACTGGGCAGGACCTGAACGGCCTCTGGCAGAACCTCTCCGGTGCAGGCATCGACGGTCTCGGCACCGGTGGCGAGCGCCATCTCCTCCACGCAGAGATAGCCGTATTTGCTGCGGTCGGACGCCAGCCCGAGGTCGGTTGCGGCATCTCCCTTGACGAACTTCACCACGCCCTTGGTCGTGAGTACGCTCAGCCGGTCACGGATGCCCGCCGCGCCACTGAGCCCGGCCTTGTTTTCGAAGGCCTCGGCGAACTGGGTCATCGTGTACATCTTGCCATTGAGGGCCTCGTCCAGGAGGATGGTGACGATCACCTCCCCCTTGCGAGCGCGCTCGGCATCGTGCCTTGCACCCACATCGGCCCGCACCAGACGCTCGTTCATCGGGTTGATCTCGACCCATTCGCCGTTGACCTTGTCGACCAGCTTGGCGTCCAGGGCAGCCCCGTTGCGCAGTTCGATCTCCAGGCGGCGCTGCGAGCTGTCCTCGTCGGGACGGTGAAGGATCAGGCCGGTGGTGTAGAAGCCACGCAGCGCACTGGCGCCCGACAGCGCCAGGAACGGGTCATCCTTGACCTGCTGCTTCGAGAGCTTCTTGGTGTGGTGGACCAGGATCACGCCGCAGTCGGGATGGATGTGATCGCGCAGGACTTCCACGCGGTCCTTCAGGAAGAACATCATGGCGGCGTTGTCGTTCTCGCCGCCGCCGTCGGGGCCGCCGTCGAAGAGATTGCGGATCGGGTCGATGCAGATGATGTCGACGGGCTCGGTGGGGAATGCGCGCCGGATCGCCTCGGCCACGCGCATGCTGCCTTCGGTATCGAGCAGCATCTTCAGTTTCGGCGTGGCAACGAGATTGTCGCGGGCCTTGACCAGCAGCGCCGATGGCAGCGTGATCTGCTTCATGCGCTCGCGCAGGTAGTGGTACTGGATCTCCGCCTGCAGATAGAAGATGCGCAGCGGGCGCGGCGGTGCAAAGCCAAGGAAAGGCTCGCCGGCCGCCATGTGCACCAGAAGCGAGATCAGGAGGTCCGACTTGCCGACCTTCGGTGCGCCGCCCAGAACGAGGAGGCCGCCCGGCGTCAGCACGCGCGGTGCGATGATGTCCTGCGGCATCGGGCTGTCGTCGTCGAGCAGGGCGCCGAGTGTGAAGGCAGGCATCTCGTTTGGCGCCGGGGCGGCACTGTCGAGGCGAATGAGCGGCGGACCGTGCCTTTCGACATGACGGTTCCACAGCCGCTCGGACTCGCGCGCCAGCCGCTCCACCGACCATTGCGGACGCAGCATGGCGGCGTTGTAGCCGCAGATGCCTTCCCAGCCCTCGTCCTTCGACATCCGGCCCTCGTGGACCATGCGGATGAAGTGACCGATCGCAGCGCTGGCGCCTTCGAAGCGTGACCAGTCGTCCTGCGCGCCCTCGCGCACCGGCGTGACCAGGACGTCGCCGACATCCGGCTTGTCGTCGCTGGTGAAGTTCGGCTGCAGCGAGATGCCCGGCGCCGGCGGCATCTCGGTGACGGCCTGCGCCAACTCGTCGAGATGGAACTCGACCTGCGCATTGTGTTCGACGATGCGCACCAGCGTCTTCAGGCTGTTCTTGTAGTAGACGCTGCCGGCGACACGGATCGGCTGGTGGGCGGAGCGGAAATGCATGTCGCCGCCGACCTTGGCGGCAATGTCGCCGCGCAACCGGCAGACCCGGGCGACGTCACTGGCCTCGACGGGCTCGGACAGCTTCCACCAGACATGGCATTTGTGCTGGCCGTCGAGCGTGATGCCGCCGCTTTCGACCACCATGGTGGGAGCGCCAAGATGCTTTTCCAGATGCGCGCGCTTGGCCGCGATGTCGCCGGTGTCGAGATCGACGACGATCGTCTGCATCTGCACGACATGATCGGCGCTGGCCTGGCCGGCGGCAGCCACGGTGCCGGGGATCACGTAGACGGCAGCACCCTCGCGGCTGGCCCACTGGGCAAAGGTCGCCATCTTTTCCGGCAGAGCCTCATTGGCCTCGACCCAGATGTTGTGCGGTCGGCCGTTGTAGCCCTGCCCCTTGTCGATGAAGCTGCGGATCGGCACCAGGCCCTCGCAATAGCCAAAGACCATGTCGAGGAATGTCTTGATCAGTTGCGGGTCCGGCTCGTCGCCGAACGCATCGATCTGTGATGGCGCGTCGTTGAAGTCGCGCCATGGGTTGAAATGGACCAGGTTTTCCTGGGGACTTGCTCCCACGTTGTCGTTGTCGTTGCCGGTGCCGGCTTCGGGGGCATCGGTTTGCGCAATGGTCGTGTCGGGCTTATCTTTGTCCTTGGTCATGATGTTGTCGGTTCCTTCGAACTGGTTGGGTTGATCGGTGTTGTCGGGGAGGTCGGGGAGGTCGGGGGTCTCGTTGCTCATCTGGCCATCTCCCAGCAGCGGTCGGCCCAGGCGCAAATGCGGCACTCGAAGTGATCGCGCTCGCGTGCCAGCCGAGGCAGCAACTCGCCGGCATCGGTGGCGGCGAGGATGCGGACAGCCCGGTCGCTCATGCGCTGGGCAAGCTCGGCGTCGAACGGCACCAACTCATGGTGGAGTTCGGCGGTGTCCTTGTTGATGGCGGTGAACAGCGCCGGGTTCGATGCAACGCCAGGCACGCTCGCATCTATGTAGGCCTGGTAGA